GGTGGGGCGAGCGTACGGGATGTCAAGGAATATTGCGGAAACATGGTGACGGAAATGGACATCATGAATCATCAGGTGAGGCACTTGGCGCCGGTGGCGCGGGAGGTCCTAGAGGCGTTCTTCCCTTCGTTGAATGACATACCGGACGAGGCGGCGACGAAGGGATTCCGGAAACAGGTGAGTCGCCTCGCGAAGGCGGCGGAGGATATCGAGTCGTATGAGTCGTCGGCGGAGCGGATTGCGCGGTCACGGTTTACCCGGGTGGTGAATGATGACCAGCACAAACGGTTCCGGGCGCGGTCGACGGTTGCGTTTTCGGGAGATGGGGTGTATGCTATGCAGGGTGAGCACTCATTTCCGTTCAAGATATGGAGTAGAAGGCGTATGGATATAGAGGTCGGGAAGCGCGAGAAGAATACCATCACTTTTTTGGGCGAGTTGATGAATGTCCGGAAGATGGCGTACCGGGTGTACAATGAGACGATGGACACAGGCGACGCGAAATATTATGGCACTGCGGTGTCGGCGCTCCGGGAGATCCGTGGAGTCGTGGAGACCCTGGGGAAGTTCTCGCTTATCGCCAAGCAGCTCGGGGATGACAACGGGAAGAAGAAAAACCTCTCGCCGCAGATGCAGGACATGATCGCGAAACTCGGGATCTCCGTTTCGGCGGACTCAGGTGAGAGCGTGTCGCCGGAATTTGAGGGGATGGACGAGGATGAGCTCCGAGACGCGACGGTGGACGAATGACCCGCTCCGATGCGCTCGAGCATTACCGGTCCCTTTTTACCGAGGCAGCGGCTACAGGGGAGACGAACGAGCTCACCCGACATCTCGGGAAGACGGATCTCTTTTTCCTTCTGGTATTCATCCTGGGAGTTGACTTCGCGAACAACGACTGGGTGTTCGACCGCTGCCGGGAGTTCCAGGGAGAACCAAACGGGTTTTTGGATTTATGGAGTAGGGAGCATTTCAAAGATTTTTTCGTTACTACGCCAGTACTTACGCAAAACAGAGGGTGGACAACCCACGGAGAATTGGTTGCAGGAGATATGATTTTTAATCCCGACGGGAAGCCTGTCAAGGTGCTCGCCTTGAGCCCGAGGTATACCGGGAACCGCTGCCTGAAGATCAAATTGCAGGGTGGAGAAACCGTTGTGTGCGGAGAAGGACACCTCTGGAGGGTGATCGATAAGAAACACGGGAAACGATACAGGGACTCGAGCGGAAAGGAGCGGCGCGACGCGGTACGAAGTCCGGTTATCCTTGAGGCAAGGGATCTTTCCATCGGGGACAACATCGGAGCCGTTCTCAACCCGCTTGAAATGCCGGAGCAAAATCTGCCGCTCGACCCATACATCCTTGGCGTTTGGCTTGGTGACGGGAATTCCGATGGCCCGTATATCACGAAACACAAGCAGGATATCCAGATAATCAGGGAAATAGAGAAGCGCGGGTGCATCGTGGAAGAGAAGCCACTGGCAGGGAAAAATACGACAGCATGGGCGCTTCGCGGATCCGGAGCGAAAGGCGAGATGAGATCGCTCCTGAAGTCCCTAGGAGTGCTGAACAACAAGCACATTCCTGAACAATACCTTTCTGGATCTATTTCGCAGAGAATGGATCTACTGAAGGGGTTGATGGATACGGACGGCCATTGCAACACCCGCGGAACGGCCTCGTTTGCGTCAAAGCGAGAAGCTTTGGCTCATCAGGTAATGGAGCTTGCGACGACCTTAGCCCTGCGTCCGAGATTCTTTGTGGTAAATGCGACGATAAATGGCGAGCCGTATACTTCCTGGCGGGTCATGTTCCAGAGCCATTCTGACCGGCCGGCTTTTATCCTTGACCGGAAGAAAAACCGGGCTATACAGCCGAGCCTGCATCGCCTGACGAATAAAATCGTGTCCATAGAGGAGACTGAATCGGTAGACACCTCCTGCATTCAGGTCGAAGGAGGGATGTACCTGGTTGGAAAAGAGCTCATCCCGACCCATAACTCGACCGTTATCACGTTCGCTGGAAGTATTTTCCAGATCCTCAATGATCCTGAAATCACGATCGGGATTTTCAGTTTCAACCGGCCGATAGCGAAGAGTTTCCTCCGGCAGATCAAGTGGCAATTCGAACGGAACGAGAAGCTGAAAGAACTGTATCCGGAAATCCTCTACGCGGAGCCGGAGAAAGAGGCGCTCAAGTGGTCCGAGGATGACGGGATCATCGTGAAGCGGAATGGCATGCCGAAGGAATCCACGGTCGAGGCCTGGGGGCTCGTCGACGGGCAGCCGACCGGCCGACACTTTCGTTGTCTTGTCTACGACGACGTTGTGTCTGTGAACTCGGTCACCACCCCGGAGATGATCCAGAAGGTCACCGAGGCCCTCTCAATTTCATTCAACCTCGGATCCGACATGGGTGGCGTGCGCCGGTTCGTTGGAACCAGATACCATTATGCCGATACGTACGCAACGCTCATCGCCCGCGGAGCGGTGAAGGTGCGCCTTTATTCCGCAACAAAGGACGGAAAAACCGATGGAGAACCGTGGCTCTGGACAAAAGAGGTCCTTGCGCGAAAGATTTCAGATATGGGGCCGTATATCTCGAGTTGCCAGCTCTTTAACTCTCCGGTTCAGGAGGGAGAAGAGACTTTCCGCGAGGAGTGGATCCGGTACTGGATCCCGCGGGCAGAATTTTACCACAAACTCAACACCTACATCCTGGTTGACCCGGCTAATGAAAAAAAAGAAACGTCAGACTATACCGTATTCATGGTCATCGGGCTCGGATCAGACCATAACTACTACCTCATCGATATGGTCCGGGATCGCATGTCCCTATCGGAGAGGACTAATAGATTATTTTCCCTACACGCTGAATACCGTCCTATTTCAGTCGGATACGAAAAATACGGCATGCAGTCCGACGTTTCCCACATAGAAGGGGAGCAGGAGACTAGGCAATACCGGTTCCCGGTGATCCCTTTGGGTGGAAATACCCGGAAAAATGACCGGATCAAGCGATTACAGCCGATTTTCCAGGCCGGCCGGTTCTACATCCCGGAAAAACTTATGCGCGTAGACCAGAAGGGAGTGACCCACGACCTCATTGCCGAGTTCAAGCAGGACGAGTATTTCCAGTTTCCGTACATGACCCACGACGATATGCTCGACTGCATGGCCCGGATTATGGAGGTCGATATGCAGACGTTTTTCCCGCAACCGCGAGCCGATGACAGCGATTTACCTGCATGGGCTGAACAAACGAGCGAAAAAGAGTATAATTACGACACATATAGCTACCTCGACCAGTAAACCGGAGGAATTCGATGGACAAAAAGCAGTTAAGCGCTCATGACAAGGAGCTGATTGACCGGATTGGACGCGATAACATCAATCTCGCCAAGGAGAAAGACGACATGCTGCCCATCTACACGGAGCTGTCGCGGTATTTGAAGCCGACGCGCTCCGGCTGGGGATTCGAGCGGGACTCGAACTCCGAATTTGGACGGTTCGTGTTCGACGGAGAGGCGATTTCCGCAAAAAATAAGCTCTCCGACGGACTTTTCGGCTACATGGTGTCCCCTTCGATCGACTGGTTGAAGCTCACCCCACGGGACCCCGCAGCCCGGGACGACCGGAAGGTGCAGGTGTACTGCCGACAGGTTGTGCAGCACCTCATGGACACCTTCGCCCGGTCCAACTTCTATGAAACCATGAGCGAGGCCATCGATGACGGCGTCGTGTTCGGCACAGAGGTCATCAATGTCGAAGAAAACAAGGAAAAGGGCGAGCCCGTGTACGAGGCCCTGCACTTGCGGGAGATCATGATCTCCGAGAACCGGGCCGGCGAGGTAGACCTCCTCCACCGCGAGTTCGAGATGACGTTCCGCCAGCTTATCGAGGAATTCGGCGAGGAATCCCTCGACGACAACGATAAAAAGACCGCGCTCGAGAACATGGAACAGCGCGTCCGCGTGATCCACGCCGTCTACCCCCGCTCCTTCCCGGGGAACACCGACAACTCCGTGAAACTCGACATCGAAAAGCCGTACGCCTCGGTGTACCTCTATTGCGGGCACAGCATCGCGGGAACCGAGCGCCAGGGGGCAAAATACGTGCTCCGCGAAGGCGGATTCGACTTCAAACGCTTCGTTGCCTGGCGGTTCAAGAAGTCAGCCGGCATGACGTACGGAGGAAGCCCGGGCATGGATGCGATATTCGACATCAAGATGCTTAACATGCAGTCGAAGACCATGGCCGATGTTGGCCAACTCGCGGCCAGGCCGCCAATGGCCGCCCCGATGGCGATGAAGGGGAATCTCCGGATCCAGCCCGGTGGCATTTCCTACTATACCGGAGATGCCCGGGTTCAGCCGATAATGACCACCATCAGTTACCCGTTCGGAATCGACACGATGGAGCGTCGTGCGCGGATTATCCGCGACCACTTCAAGACCGACTTCTTCATGGCCGTTTCGCAGAACCAGGCGACGAGCCGGGACCGGACCGCCACCGAGATCATGGAAATGAAGGCTGAATCAGCCGCAGTGTTCGGATCCGTGGTCGGATGCCTCCAGAGCGAGTTGATCGAGCCGATTGTTATGCTCACCATGCAGATCGAGGGCGTTGCCGGCCGCATGCCTCTGGTTCCGGATGGAGTGAACCCCGACATCGCGATCGACCTCGAGTTCATCGGCCCTCTCGCGCAGGCCCAGCGGAAGTACCTCGTCAAACAGGGAATTGAGCAGGGCCTCCAGTCGGCGTTCAACATGGCCCAGGCGAATCCCGATCTCATGATGAACATCGACATGAACTCGGCCATGCGGAAACTGATGCTTGTAAACGGCTTCCCACCTGAAGACCTCTATGACCCGAAACAGGTCCAGCAGTCGCAGGCGCAGGCCCAGCAAGCCCGGGCCCAGGCGCAACAGGAAGCGATGGCTCTCGAGAAGGCGAAAGTCCTCTCTGGAGCGAATAAGACTCCGGAGGAGGGCTCACCGCTCGCTTCCGTTATGGGAAAAAAATAATGGCAATGCTTTCGGAAGAAGACGAGAAACGGACTGAGATTTGGAGAAATGTGTTCTTCAGCACCCCTGACGGGAAAGAAGTGCTCGAAGAACTCCTCTTGTCGACCCATGTTTTTGAGAGCGTGGCGGTGGATGACGAGGCGGCCGCGTCGCGGAGAAACCTCGGAATATGGATTCTATTCCGTCTTGGGGTATACCAAGACCGCAATGTGAAAGAAATCATTGACAAATTCGCCACCATGCCTTATAAGGAGAGTGTACATGTCAATACTTGACCCGGCAGCGTCGGGGACTCAAGCTGTAGACCAAACAGTTCCGCCGGCCGTAACGCCCGCGGAAACCGCAACCGTGCCCGAATGGATCAAAGAGCTTCCGGAGCCTTTGAGAGCAGAGAAGGGCTTGCACAAGTTCAAGGACAGAGATGCCCTGGCAGCAAGCTACGTCGAGCTTCAAAGAAAACTAGGAACTTCCGTGCATATCCCGAAGGATGAATCGGATGCGGCCGAATGGGAGAAACTTTTCTCCCGCCTCAGGCCTGAGTCGCCTGACAAGTATGAATTGCCCGCGGAAGGTTTTACGGAAGAAGACGCGGCGGCCCTGAAGAAGACGGCCTACGAGAACGGATTAAGCGCGAA